ATTTTCTGATTTCAATTGACTACGATCCGGTTTCGGGTGGATACATGGCATCTTATTTTAATGGCCAAACTATTATGTTGGGTGCTACCACATATCAAGACGCTGTACTCGAAGCCGATATGTTGGAACCTGAAAACTTTGAAGTAGGCTATAACTAATGCAGGCGCAACCGGTTACCGGAGATCTTGGTCCGAAGCAGTTCGAAGCTGTAAACGGACCGATTGACTCAAATGAACCAGAAATGCTAACATACGAGTGTAAAGGGTGTGGGCAACGGTTTCCGGATACTGGATTGTATTTTTATGGCGTCAGTTCTGTTCGTTGCATATGGTGCAGTAAATTTCCAAAGGTGAAAAATGAACGAAAAATCACAACAACTGAATGACGCTGTAGTACAATTGCATGATATTGCTCGCTTGATTGAACAGAGCATTGGCTCCGGACAATTAAGCATGGACATTCGATCCGCTGCGGATCGTCTTAACGTGTTAATTAATCCAGTTAAACCGGAGAGTACAAGATGAGAACCTTTGTTTACGGAACCATTTTTGGTATCGTTGTAGCAACAATTGGCTTCACGGGCATTGCTCGTATGCTGGACAAGGCTGTGGTCAAAACCAAAGAGACTGCAACTGAACTGAGTAAATGATTTTGGTTAAATTGCCGACCAAAAACAGGTTGACCTGTAATTCGAATGGCAATATAATAGTGGTATGGTTACAAACAGTAATCTAAATTTTCAACTTTACTTGTGGAGAGTAACAAATGACTGACAAAACTTTTATGGTAGGTGGTGTTTCTAAAACTAAAGGCCAATACAAGGTTCGCTTTGCTGGCGACATGACCCGTGTCAAGATTCTTGCCAAGACTGACACTGACATCAACTTGGTTGAGTTGCCACGTGCAATGACCAAGGGTGAGCTTGTAACACATCTTAAAACTACGGATCTGTACAAGAATCCTGAGTTTGCTGCTGCAATTGATGCAGCCGATACCAAGTACAATGCTGCTGGCACTGTTAAGGTTAAAGGTGCCAAACCAAGCATGGACGCCATCAAGGCTCGTGCCAAAGACAAGCAACCTGCATAAGTTTGCATGCAAATAAAAAGCCCGCTTCGGCGGGCTTTTTTAATAAATAGGATATGGATGAAATAAATTATCTCTATTTTATCATTGGATTTCTAATAGGTGTATTGCTTGTTGGTAGTATATCGGTAGCATTAGGCTTAGTTTACTATGAGTGGATAAAAGAAGATAAAGATAAGTGAAGGTTACTATGTAAATGAAAACAGTCTGGGTACTGGTGGTATTAGTTGTGTCTGATGGGACATGGAGAGAATGGGAACACCAATATTCAACACTGGAAGCTTGTCAAGAAGTACTCAAAGTTATAACAAATCACAGAGAAAATACAATTCAAGCTCATTGTGAATTCAAACAAATCATTGACCAAAAATAATTATTTTGCTATAATTATTACACACTATTAATTTATTTCTTATTCATATGGACGATCTGGTTCAGCTGTACTGTACGCAAGACCAAGACACAGGCGAATGGCATGTGTGGTTTCCACATCCGCTCGGCGGCATGAATGTATTAGAATCTTTTGATAACGAAGCAGATGCCCGCGCCTTTTGGCAAGAACAAATCAATGACGCAGACTTTACATAATTATTCATAATATGACTTTACTTGACCGCATAAAACAAGCTAATAAAGAAGTGGCAGCTATTCGTAAAGAATTAGCAAAGATTCAAGATTATTATACGGTTCCTTATACAGAAATGTATGAGTACTATAATATAATGAAACCAAAGCAAGCTGAAAAATTTATCGAAGGCTGGGTTGCCACCTTGTGTGGTGGAAAGAAAATAGAATCGGCCAATGTTCCTGATGAATACAAACAAAACGATAATGGTGATATCTGGATTGGAGATCGAGTACAGATTGGTGTCAATAACATCGAATTAAAAAGTAGTTTCAAATCTGATAATGGTATCGGTGGCGGACAGTTTCGTTTCTACGAAAATGTTCCTTATTATATGCTGTTTAAAGCATGGGACAACACACGATACGAGATTTTTTTGTTAACCAAAGAGCAATTAATAAATGAAATTATTACTCGAAGTCAAAAAACAGGGCGGAATAGTATTACCAGTAGTCAAGGATCAGGCGTTATTTCTAAACTAACCGAAGATCAAAAAATTGATAGATTACGTAAAAATCTTACCGGAGAATTCCAGGACAAACTTGGATGGGGATTCAACCCTAAGACTGAACCTGAATATTACCAAGAATTTCAAAGTAAATATCTTATAACTGACGTTACTGCAATAAAAAACAAGATAAATGGAATTTAATTTCTGTATTAGTAATCCGGCATTCAACATTGCCGAGGAAGGCAATGTTGCTGGTACTGGTGGCAATACCACTCTCTATAAGACTGCTACCAGACACGATTTTGTCCACCGTGTTTGCGAAGGCGGGTCTTTGATTAATATCACTCTCAAAGGCATCATTCCTGATCTTGTCTATGGACATTTTAAAAACTATCAAATTGATTTTATCCATTTGATGGACAATATTGATGTATGGCCTTACAATACCTGTTTCTTTTCTGTAAGTAAAAAACCAAGAACCAGCAAGCCAAAAATACTTGGAGGTCTGGCTGCTAAAATTTATACTCCCAATTCTTCTGAATCTTTTCCTTTTGTATACAACAGCGGCAGTAACAACGGAATGAACAAGTTTTTTGGAACAGAGAAAAAGAACAAAGTAATAAGACAATTACCAGGTAAAAATAGAGACACGTTTACGTATGACTACACAGATAAAGAAATAGAGTCAGGCTGGAAGTTTGCGTTTACCGTGATGGAAAGTAAAAAAAGCTATACAATAACTGACCAACCAATATACGGTGGTACCATTTGTTACATTCCCACAGATACCAAAGAGCAAGCAGAAAAACTAAAATTGTTTGTGGAAAAAAACAAAGTGTTTGCCAACTATGTGAAACGTATGAAATTAAAAGGGCATGCGTTTAGTTTAAGAAACGTTGTAAAATTTGATCTTGATCAGATTCAGACAGGCGAAGAAATTCCTGCAGAATGGAACATTAACGATCAAGATTTAGCTGCTCCGACAAAGTTTGTTAATGAAATCAATACAGATAGAGATAGAGCCAAGGCATTAGGTGAAGTTTTTACCCCAACCAGTTTGGTAAATTATGTTTTAGAAACTGCAAATGATCATCATTCGGATATTTTTACAAATTCCGAATACACATTTATTGACTCCATGTGTGGTGATGGACAATTTTTAGTTGGATTAAAAAATCAGGGCGTTTCGTTAAATAATCTTTATGGAATTGAATTGGCTAAAGATAATGTTGATATTTGTAAAAAGCGACTTAGATCCGCCGACGATAAAATAGTATGTGGAGATAGTTTGACCGATATTTTTACAAATAAATAAAAATATTGCTGTATGAAGCAACCCCAAAAGGGTTCTGGACGCGGGTTCGACTCCCGCCAGGTCCACCAAAAAGCATTTTGCCCGATGATATAACGAGCCACCACGGTAAGTATGCGAAAGCTGATAAGAGTGGGAAAGGCAGACGAGGTTAGCGATTCCTCGTTGTATCGGAGAGGGACACCTTGAAAATGCTTTTTGATGGGCCTGACATGGTTTCGACAGGGTCAAGAGTAGGCGAGTGGACAGCACGGTAGGCGATCTCCGTAAAAGAAGCAAATCTATAACTGCAAACGCAGCTAACGACGAGGTCTTCGCTCTCGCAGCGTAATCTCCGGGGCAACTATGCCTTGTTACCCAAAATAGTTTAGGGCATTTTTATGCCCTAATTTTTTTTTGTATAAATATGATTATTATAGGAGAGCAAAATGGCTTTTGAATATCATGCACCCTTTCATGTAGTCACAACAGAAGATGGGGATAAAAAATTAGTATCAGAAATAGAATGGGGTAGATACAGGTTAAGCGGAGATGATTTAATACAATATGATATTGAATTAGAAGAAGCTGCCCAAAAGAATATTCGAGCTGTAGAGTCAGGACAAATGATTATTTCAAACATAGAAGAAACTGTACCAACTTCTTTTGGACAATCTGTAACAGTTGTGACTGGTTTTAAGTTTTTTTTCCCAGGTGCTACCGAAAAATACATTTTCCATCCTAACTTTTTCAAGTATGCTGATAGAATGAAAGCCGATACAAATACAGTTTACAAGGATCCGTTTTGGGTTGATGCTACTCCTTAAATTCTCATATTATGACTGAATTTCAAAAAACTATTGACACAAATACTAATAACAATCCTGTTAATATTCGTGATTGGGCAATTAGTACGCTGGATGCTGATGAACTCGAGCAGTTCTTGGAAGCTGAAAAACGTAATTTAGAATTAGTGCAATCTTACCTGGAACACGGTATCATGAGTCAAGAGACCTTAAAGGAAAATGTCTATTTGCCAAAATATGGCGAAGAAGTAACCATCGATGTTGGACTCAGGACAGTACTTTCCCCGGGTATCACTGTACTTGATATTCCAATTGATCCAGAATACGGAGCATGGCATGCAAGATATGCAGCAGATCCAACTATAAATCATAATCCAACAGTTCAGATCTAATGTAATCTCATTGACCAAAAATCAGCTCTTTGCTATAATAAGAGCATGAATACACAATTCTCTATTCTAGAATCCGGTTGTAAAGTTGCTATTACTTTTGCATTTCCCAGTTATGTTATTGGAGCAGCAAAAGTTAACAAAACAACAATAACTGGTATTGTTGAAAAAGCAACTAAATTTACTCCCCCCAATTTTGTTAGAATTGTAACAGATTTTGACAGTCCTGTTCGCATACGTGAAATTCCCTTACAACGAATTACTAATATAGAATATTCAGATGGTCGCTTGGTCCCCACCAAAGTAGTAAAAAATGATACAAAAACATGGACAGTGCAAGGTAGTCGTGGATCCCAATACGTAGTATCTCAGTCAAGAAATTCTTGGTCATGCACCTGCCCTGGTTTTCAATTTCGTAAATCTTGTCGTCACATAAAGGAGTTACAGGATGCATGATCCTTGGGAAATAATATCTGATTTAGAATCAGATAATAGTCGTTTGTCAAAAGAAGCTATAATCAAAGCGATTGCTGCACAAGGCAATGATTGGTTTTTTGAAGGGTGTAGACTGGCGCTTGATCCAATGATAACTTTTGGGTTAAAACAAGTCCCGGAGAAACAAGACAATTCCGGTACAGGACTCGGGCGTGAACTGTTTCTTGAACTGTGTACACAACTGAGTAGCAGGATAGTAACTGGCAACAATGCCAGAGATTTAGTGCAGCGAGCTATGACTATGGCAACGCCAGATGAATGGAATTCATGGTGCCGCCGTATTCTTATCAAAGACCTTCGCTGCGGTGTCAGTGAAAAAACAATTAACAAGGCGGTGGAGAAAATAAATGCAGATTACATTGTACCTACTTTCGCTTGCCAGCTTGCTCACGATAGTGCTAATCATGAGGGAAAACTTGCAGGTGAAAAATTGGTGGAAGTCAAGTTGGATGGTGTGCGTGTTATTACTATTGTGTGGCCAGACGGTCGTGTTCTTCAATTTAGCCGGAATGGCAAAGAGCTTGTAAACTTTGAACATGTGAAAGAGCAACTGGCCGCAGTAGCACCAGGATTTAATGAGCCTATGGTGCTGGATGGTGAGATTATGTCGAGCAGTTTTCAAGACTTGATGAAGCAAGTGCATCGTAAAGACAATGTGGCAGCAGGTGATGCTGTACTTAACTTGTTTGACTATATTACATTAGCTGAGTTTAATGCAGGTGGTACAGGATCAGCCCGGCAAGAACATCGTAGTGCCATGTTGCAAGAATGGTATGCTACTGTACAAGATGCACTACCCAATGTCACAGTGTTGAGCCATGAAGCAATTGACATGGATACCGATGCAGGACAAAAACGATTTCGCGAAATCAATCAGCAGGCCATTACAGGCGGTTATGAAGGCATCATGATCAAAGATCCTGATGCTGCCTACGAATGTAAACGTAGTGTATCTTGGCTCAAGCTCAAACCGTTTATCGAAGTCAGCCTCAATGTAGTTGATTTTGAAGAAGGCACCGGTCGCAATACAGGCAGGCTGGGTGCTATTATATGTGAAGGTGAGGACGATGGTCGTAGAATACGTGTTAATGTGGGTTCTGGTTTTAGTGATGCCAATCGCGTTGACTATTGGGTGGATAGGTCGACGATTGTCGGTCACGTGGCAGAAGTACGTGCCGACGCTGTTACTCAAAATCAAGACGGCACTTACTCGTTACGGTTTCCACGTTTCTTACGGTTTAGAGGATTTACAGCGGGCGAAAAAATCTAAAGGATTTGTTATGGAAAAGCAGGCAATCAAAGAATTGATGTACGGTGGGGTCAAAGAGATAATGAGTAACAGTCGTTACTATTATCGCAGCAGCACGGGCCGACAATTTAGCTCGTTCACCGAACCTGGTAAAATAGCAGTGCAAGAGTTTGTGCATGAAATAGCTGCATATATAACTGATGCAGAAAATGCCGAACTGGATCAACGTGCCAAAGACATGGTGCTCAAAGAACTGAAAGGAAACCAAAATGGCTAATTGGAAAGTATCAACTTACTATAAAAAATCATGCGAAGAACACGAACATTACATCAAAGATGGACAAACTATTGTTCGTAAAACAGGGTATCGTGGTTGTTCATTCTTTGTAGAAACCACGAACGACAATCCGCCAGAGTTCGAATTTGATTATGTTCCTGGTGGCGATGGCACCAAAGATAGTATTGACATGTATAACTGCTGCTATAACAACATAGAAAATGTTGAGCTTGATACTATGTGGGACGGTTGTTGGGAAGATATTGACTTTCCAGAAGATATGTCGGAAGAAGAACAAGAACGCCTTATGGAAGTAATTGAAGAGCATGGTGTTTACCAAGCACTCGAGGATGAAGAGGGCTGGAGTCAAAACGAAACTGAAGCATGGATCTGGGGTCCAATCTTGATTGAGGATGGCGCAGGTAATCAAGCGAGAATTATCTGTGCTGACGAAGCAGGTAACGTAATAGATTTCAAAGAGGAGGAGTAAAAATGGGATATGATTCGAGAGCAGTTCGAGTGAAAAAAGCAGAAAAAGCTTTAGCACTATTATGCTACAACAAAGAGCGCGAGCGACATCTTATTAGAGAATTTGCCGCAGCAGAAGCAAAAAATACACGGGCCCGCCCTGCACGTAATCGCGGTGATAAAGATGCCGAATAAACATGACGTAGTGGTTGTGAATGACAAGTTCACAACATGGCCAGACAAAGAAGAACTACTTAAAGTTTTACGCAAAGGAATTTGTGAAGTAACATTTAACAAAGTCAACGGCGAGCGTCGTGTGATGCCTTGTACACTACGTGAAGACTTACTACCTGCCTCAACAAAAGAAACTACTTCCGTACCTAAAGATAAACCCAATGACATTATCAGTGTTTGGTGCACAGATGCTAATGCCTGGCGTAGTTTTAAATTGAGAAATTTTATTTCTATCGAACCTTTATATGAACACAAAATTGAAAACTTGGACAGTGATACTTGAAGAAGATCCCGAAACCGGAGAACTTGTTTTGCCATTTAATGATGAGATGTTGCAAGAATTGGGATGGAAAGAGGGTGATACTCTGGAATGGTTAGATAACAAAGACGGTTCTTGGAGTTTGGTAAAAAAGAAAACAAAAAAGAACAAAAAAGTTGTTGCTAAATCCAAAACTATCTAATATAATACTTGAATGCTGTCGTACAGCATATCTTTTTTAGGAGATATTTAATGTTTGACCTTAATACAAAACAAGGTAAGTTGTTCCGTGCTCTCGTCCTTGACGGTGAGTCGCTAACTGCAAGTCAGATCTCGAAGCGTTTTAGCATCAAGAATCCACGGGCTACCATTAGCGAAATTCGTTACGCAGGTTTTCCTGTTTATGCGAATACACGCAAAGCAGGCAACGGCGTTCGTGTTACTGAATACCGTCACGGTAAAGCAAGTCGCAAAATTGTTGCAGCAGGTTACAAAGCCATTGCAATGGGTATTGTTGACTAATTGTAGTTTACCAAAATAAAGCTCGCCTATTAGGCGAGCTTTTTTGTTTCCGAGTTATTTCTAAAAATATTATGAATTTAAGAACTCTTCAAGAAAAATCAGACATATTATATGGTAGACCAATTGCATACTATCTCAAAAAAGCAAGTGGCAATTATAAGTTTGATATTGATATAGTTAGCAATCAAGACATATTTGGTTCATACTATGTGAAAGCATTAGGATTAGAAACTGTTATAGATATTCTAAGATCAAGAAATTCAAAATGTATATTGTATGTTGCATGCGATCATGTTTCGGATAACATGCATAGAATAATCGATTACATTCAAGATAATTTACCTGATGCCACTATTCTTAGTATTACCGGGGACGGCAGTTACTATGAACTTGCTAATAATACATTGTATTATCCTTATTATTGGTATGCGTTCCTTTCAGGCCCGCAAAAACATTATGCGGCATGGAAATTAGATACATCAAAATTTGCACAATCAAGGCTATATTCAGCAAGCTGTCTTAATAATCTTTGTAGATATCACAGAATTAAACTGTTAGATCAGTTTGTACAAAAACCTTATTTTCAAAATATTCTTTATTCATTTAACGGCACCGCTGCCGATGACCATTACGATTTACCAGAAATGCAAACATTGGTTGCAAAGTATCAAAACTTGCTACCATTAAAAATAGATAGAAAAGATGCCAAGTATGGTGATGATATGTTAAGATTAGATCATCCTGGATTACATGATTCGTACTTGAATATTGTAACTGCACATCATTATGATATTAGTTTTCTTGATGAAAAAATTTTTAAACCTATTGCCACAGGTCAGATTTTTGTTACTTTGTCTGGAACTGGTACAATAGATTTATTAAGGAAACTGGGATTTGACGTATTTGATGATATCATAAATCATGATTACGACAATGAACCGGATTTGAATATGAGAATAGATAAATTAGTTACAAGTATAGATCTCTGGATGCACATGGATCATGAAACTGTTTGGCAGGAAACATATTCAAGAAGAGTAAAGAACGCCGAACATTTTTTTAATCTTGATGTTTCTAAAAATCCATTTGATCAGTTTTTAAAACAGTTTGACCAATAACTTTGACAGTATTTAATAGACAATTCCTATTCTTTCAATTAAAAAATATTCGGCTAAAATCTATTAAAATTACGTTGACAATAGGTATTTACTGGATATATAATATAATGCAATGCAGCATTTTTATAAGGAGAAATCAATGAAAACAGTAGGAGACAAAATTGAATCGTTCACCGTAACTGGTGTAAACCCAGGAAGTGATCAATTCTTTGCAATTACAGAACAAGCATTTGCAGGTAAGTGGAAAGTAATCGTTTACTATCCAAAAGATTTTACATTTGTATGCCCGACAGAAATTGTAGCTTATGATAAACTACACGGTGATTTTGCTGATCGTGATGCTGTTCTACTCACAGGTAGTACAGACAACGAGTTCTGTAAACTGGCATGGCAGGCAGCGCACGAAGACCTTAAGAAAATTAAACATGTTCAGT